AAAGAGCCAAAAGCAAGTGATGACAATTACAGTGTTTTTGAAATGATAATGCTTCACGAGAATAAAATATTTTTATTAAATGTATTAAACACAATTAAAAAAGAATTAAATTTAAAAACAACTGCAGATGCTTTATTGCATTTAGCAAAAAACTATAAACAATGAGAGAAAATGATGCTTTTATAAGCTTTGAAAATAACAAAGCAGGATTAATATTTGATGATAGTAATGACCCAGTATATCCTATTAAATATTATAACGTAATTAATGGCAGAGGTTTTGTGCCTAAAAAAGAATGCTCTTACTATGGCTATTGTTATAAAGGTAAAACTGCAATTTGGCAAAATGACGGTACTATAATGAATTTAAATGAGGGTATGTATTTTTCAAGTTCAAACATTAAAGGAATTGAAATACCTATTGACCATTTAGCAAATCCTTTGTCTTTTAAAATAATAGTAATTGAAGTATATCACAATAAAGGAATATATCCTGAAACTAAATACAAAGCAATGAACCTAGTAGGTGGACCAATTGAAGAACAAGGTCGCTTAAAATACATTGACGGCTGTACTGATTCATTATTAATACCGCCAGTAAAACTAGGTGACCCTTGCTTTAATCATTTACACTTTCCTAGTAATATAGATCAAACAGCACACACACACCCATCACACAGAATCGGCATAGTAGCTAAAGGTAATGGGGAATGTCTTACACCTTTTGGCAACTTACCATTAACGGAGGGTATGATATTTGTTATAAAAAAATGGGACGGCAAAACAGAAAACAAAGGCTTAGACGGCAATATATATCCTAACGGCACACACAGTTTTAAAACGCCAGCTGATACAGGTATGGATGTTATTGCATTTCACCCAGATTCTGATTTTGGTGCTACAGACATAAATCACCCAATGATAAATAGAACAATAGTTGACGGAGTTTCCGCAAATAGTTTAGATCATATTAGAACTAAATAATGTCAAGAGTTAGAAAAAAAGAATATATTGAAGCTAATGTTTATGAAGAATCATTAAATAGAATAAGGTATTTATTTGACTCCTTTGATAATATTGTTGTAAACTTTTCAGCAGGTAAGGACAGCACCGTTGTATTAAACCTTGCGTTAATAGTATCAAAAGAAAAAAACAAAAGAATAACAGTAAACTTTTTTGATGAAGAAGCAATACATCCACCTACTATAGAATACGCTAGACGAGTAAGTAAAAACAAGTCAATTGATTTTAAATGGTATTGTTTAGAATTTAAACATAGAAACGCTTGTTCAAATGAGGAGCCGTTCTGGTATTGCTGGGATGTAAACAAAGAGGATTTATGGGTGCGTGAATTACCAAAAGAAGCAATTACTAAACATCCTAAGTTTATAAAAGAAATGAGCTTTCAAGAGTTTAGTTCCTTAATGCCTAATAAATCAGACGGCTTAACTGCTATATTAACTGGCGTAAGGACACAGGAAAGCTTTAGAAGAATGAAAGCAGTATCAACAAAAAAAAATGACAACTACATTGCAAGGGACGGACACGTTTCACATTGTCACCCAATATATGACTGGTCAAGTGAGGATGTATGGCTTGCAGTTCACAAATTTAATTGGGATTACAATACAACATATGACGTATTTAATCAAACAAGATTATATAATAAATTTCTAGGTCAAAGAGTTTGCCCACCGTTTGGAGAGGAGCCTCTTAGAGGTCTTTGGATTTATGCAGAGTCATTTCCTGAAATGTGGGAAAAGATGTTGTATAGAGTTAAAGGTGTCGCTACTGCGTGGCGTTATGCTAATACAGAACTTTACGGTATTGGTAAAAAAGTAAAGCCAGAAAATTTAACATATAAACAATGGGCTGAAGTAATCCTGGAAAGCTACGACACAGTTGACGTCAATCAAGTTAAAAAGAATTTAAATACTTTAATACGCAGACATTATGATAAAACAAATGATGAAATACCAGACGAGGAAGTACATCCATTAACTGGGACATCTTGGGCTTTTATTTGTAAGATATGTATTAAAGGAGATTTTAAAGGTCGTACAGGACCAGCGCTTGAGGGTAATGCAATAAACGCACAAAAGAAATTAGGGATACATTCTTTTGATGAAGCAGTAAGAATATACGGCAGACCAGAATATAAAAATAAAAGATTTAAATTAAAATAATATGAAGCAACCTTTAGACAAAATTACTTGGATTGATAGGGATAAATTAAAACCAAACAATTATAATCCTAACAAAGTAGCACCGCCAGAATTAAAGTTGCTAAAAATATCAATACTAGAAGACGGCTGGACACAGCCTATTGTTGTCAATCCTGATTATACAATTGTTGACGGTTTTCATAGGTGGACAGTTTCAGGTCATAAAGAAATAAGCGTTCTAACGGACAGTAAAGTTCCTATTGTTATGGTAAGTACAAAAGACTTTAATCAGCAACAGATGGCTACTATAAGGCATAATCGAGCAAGGGGAACTCACGGTGTATTGGCAATGAGTGATATAGTTACACAAATGGTCAAAGACGGTGTAAGTGGCAAAGACATTATAAAAAGATTAGGAATGGAAAAAGAAGAAGTTGTTAGGTTATTATTTAGATCTGGCATTCCTAAAAGTGAAGTATTTAAAGACAGTGATTTCAGCAAAGCGTGGCAACCTAAATAAAATATAATTATGACAAAATCTGACATACTAAAAAAGAAACTATTAAAAGCACTTGAAAAAGCTTTAGGCGTAGTCACAACGGCTTGTTTAAATTCAGGCTGTAGCAGGGAAACCTTTTATAAATACTGTAAAGATGACGCAGACTTTAAAACAAAAGTTGAAGACATTTCAAACATTGCAATTGATTTTGCAGAAAGTCAACTGCATAAACAAATACAAAGCGGTTCTACAGCAGCGACAATATTCTATTTAAAAACAAAAGCTAAACATCGTGGTTATGTTGAGCGTCAAGAAATAACAGGCGCAGAGGGTATGCCTACTAACTTTCAAATAGAAATAATTGGATCAACTAAAAATAAAGACTAATATTGTTTATGACCACCTAATAAACTCTGATAAAAAAATAGTAGTTGAACAAGGTGGGACAAGGTCTGGTAAGACTTATAATATAATCTTATGGATAATATTTGAGTATTGCACTAATAATAGAAATAAGGTAATTACTATTTGCCGTAAGTCATTCCCAAGTTTAAGAGCAACTGTCCTAAGAGATTTTATAGGAATATTACAATCCTATAATATGTATAAAGAACATCACCACAATAAATCAAATAGTGAATATCATTTGTATGATAACCTTATAGAGTTTATATCTTTAGACCAACCTCAAAAAATAAGAGGTCGTAAAAGGGATTTACTATTCATAAACGAAGGGAATGAGTTATATTTCGAGGACTGGCAACAGCTTATATTTAGAACACAAGACCGTATCGTAATTGACTATAATCCATCAGACGAGTATCACTGGATATATGACAAAGTAATAACACGTGACGACTGTGATTTTTACAAAACAACATATCTTGATAATCCATTTGTTGAAGATTCTATAATAAAAGAAATAGAAAGGTTAAAAGATACAGACGAGCAATACTGGCAAATATACGGCTTAGGTGAAAGAGCAGCTAGCAGAAGCACTGTATTCAAATATGCAGAAGTCAATAAAATACCAGAAGCTGCAACTTTAATTTCATACGGAATGGACTTTGGTTATACTAATGACCCAACTGTGCTTTGTTCTGTTTACACTTTAGATCATAACTTATATATAAAAGAACACCTCTACAAGACGCAAATGACAACCAATGATATAAATGTATTCCTAAAAGAAGAAAAGCTTTTAAACAAGCCTATATATGCTGATAGCGCAGAGCCACGTCTAATAAGTGAATTGCGTAAAATGGGTCATAACATATTTGCTAGTATAAAAGGCAGGGATTCTGTTAACGCTGGTATTGATTTATTAAAGCGTTACAGGATTAATATATTGTCAACATCATTAAACACAATATCAGAATTTAGAAACTACAAATGGAAAGAAGACAAAGCAGGATTTCTTACTAATACTCCAGAAGACAAACATAATCATATTATTGACTCAGCGAGATACGCTGCTTACTCAATTTTATCCTCTCCCAACTTCGGTAGATATACTATTCATTAAAAAAAAACAAAAATAAGTTATTAAATATTTTTTTAATAACTCTAGGTTATATATATTTGCTTGTATAACATTAAAACAAACAATATGAAATACTTAAAAAATTTATCAACAGTAGAATTAGCTTTTTATTATGCAAATTTATTATTTAATAAAACTGGTAAAAACATAACTAGCAATCAAGTTGTAATATTATCAATGAAAAAATCAAATGATTATTTTATCAAACAAATAATAAAATTATCACCAATTAAATAAAACAAACAATATGAATCACATAACAAACACAATAGAAGTAGAATACCATAACTTTTTATTTGAAGTAAACTACAACTGGAGAAAAGGACATCCTGG